TGTGGTGCTGTAAAGAGAGCAGAGAAATTTGGTATTCCTCATTGCCATATTAATGCTAAAGAGGAAGATAAAATGATCCAACTCTTTAAGGTATGGCAAGTTGATCTTATAGTTCTTGCAGGATATATGAGAATCATTAAAAATCCCGATGCTTTTCATGTACCTATTATTAATGTGCATCCTTCATTACTTCCCAAGTATAAAGGATTACATGCAGTAGAACAAGCAATGGAGTCGGGTGATGAAGAGACAGGATGTACTGTTCATTATGTGAATGAGGAACTTGATGGTGGAGAAATAATTCTTCAAGCAAAGGTTCCTATTCTTCCTGAAGATGATGTAACATCTCTAACGAAAGCAATACAAAGACAAGAGTATGCTATGTTACCAGCAGCAATAGAACATGTTAAAAATTCTTTATAACCTATTCACTTGGACGGTGCTTAGTACCAATTATAAAAACCAAGTGATCGACATTTGTTGTCGTATGATAAGCACTGATGGTGAAGTATCCCTACAAGAACGGATATGGATGCAGAAATTGTGCGAAGAGAACGAAAGAGCAAAGCTTATTAGGGATGAAATGTTAAAATAGTATAACGTTATACAAAAGTACTTGACTAAATAAAGTACATGTGTTAGTATTAACACAACGTTCATCCAATGTTAGGACTAGAACTGCTGGCACTAATGCTCACAGAGCACAATTATTCCCACTGGGATATGGATTGTGCAACGTGGAATGAAACAAGAATGGAAATTCTTTTTGATTCTAATCTTAGTAAAGACTCTAGGGAATACCTTATTGACTATCTTAAGACTAAAGTATCAGAGCCCTGTAAAGGTTTTATCATAGGACGCAAGTAAGCCGACTCGGAACGGATCGTTCATCTCATGGACATTTTAATCGCTGCTCTTTTAACTTGCGAAAATGCTAAAGGTATTATCTCTAAGATAGCACCCTCCGCAGAATATAGAACCGAATTGGTTCAGATGGTAAAGAGCAATACGGAAGAATGTATATGGGACGCACAAGTTGACTAAAGGAACGGATTAAAACCCCTACTACTTTGGAGAAACCCAATGGCACAAGTCACTTATCGTGGTGTCAAGTATGACACTGATACACGCAAAGCACAGCAGACACAGAAGGTTGAAGAAACCTATCGTGGTGTTAAGTTCCAGAAAGAACTAGCAACTGCTTAGAATAATCAAGGGGGTTTACATACCCCCTTTTTTAATGTATAATTTTAAAAAAGAGTATAGTTATGGCACTACACATGCGTGAACAACTAATCAGAGCAGTGATAGCACATGCTCAAGGAGAAATAGAAAAGCATAAAGCAAATGTCAATGTATATCTAGAGCATCCTGTAGGTATAGGAGAGCATTCAGATATCACCGAAGCAATTCAGGAGGAGGTTGATAAGATTGCACGGTATCATGATCAGATAGAGGTTGTTAATAAGTATTTTGTAAAATGAATAAGGGGAAATTAAAAGTCTTAATAAGAGCTTTGAAGGAGATAGTTGAGGAGTTAGAGTCTGAAGTTTATTCAGATGTTGATGCATATAAGTATGATAATTATAGTGATCAAACTCCAGATATTAACGACTATGATGAGGTCTTTGAAGATGATGATGGATGAAGAAGTTAACTAAGGAAGAGATCGGTTACAAGACTACCGATAAAATCCGCAAGATGTGGTTACTCAATCCACATGACCATCACATGTTATATGTGAGAGATGATGGTTCTTTCTATGGGTTCACTCATATGAAAGGTGAAGATCCAGAGGAATGGTTCTGGGAAGCACATGGTATACAGACCGAGTTGTTTCCACCAGATCCACCTAAGTCTCATAAATTCACACAAGAGCAACTTGATCGTGCTCCACATCATAATATCTTAGAAAAATACTATGGTAAGGATTGGAAACCTGTACCACAAGAAGGATTAGGGGATCATTTCTAATGTCATTTGTAGTCCCTGAATACACCTGTAAGCATCCTATATTTCCCCATCACAATACTGTTGATTTAATGTATGATGCTATTAACAAACATGAGTGTGAGCAATACGATTGGTATGCTTACCTTGAGTTTATAAGTCAAAACCAATACGATTTCGGAGGAGGTTAATGAGTGTTAAATTAGTGAGTTCAACACCAGATGCTGAAAAGCTTATGGCATATGTTGCTCGTGTCAGTAACCCTAACAATCAGGGCAATGATAAGTTTGCTGGTCTTCTTAAGTATTGTATTAAACATGGGCATTGGAGTGTCTTTGAACAGGCATACATGACGGTTGAGATCAATACTACCAGAGGACTTGCTGCACAGATATTAAGACATAGAAGTTTTACTTTCCAAGAGTTCTCACAAAGATATGCTGACACTAATTTGTTAGCAGATGAGATTCCTATGTTTGATCTTCGCAGTCAAGATCTAAAGAATCGTCAGAATAGTAATGATGATGTGCCAGATAACAAGAAGAAAGATCTACAAGAAAAGATTGCACAACACTTTGTTGATTCAATGGATCTTTATAACGAATTACTTGCTAATGGTATTGCTAAAGAGTGTGCAAGATTTGTACTACCACTAGCAACACCTACTAGAATCTACATGACTGGTTCTGTCAGATCATGGGTGCATTACATTGACCTACGTTCTGCACATGGAACACAGAAAGAGCATATGGATGTAGCAGAGGGAGTTCGTGAGGTCTTTACCGAACAATTCCCTACTGTTGCAGAAGCTCTTGAATGGTCTAAATAACTATCCACTATTATATTCATATGGCAACATACCCTGTCGTTAATCAACAAACTGGTGAACAAAAGGAGGTCGTGATGAGTGTTCATGATTGGGATCAATGGAAAGAAGACAATCCCGATTGGCAACGATACTTTACTCCTGAAAATTCTCCTAGTTTAGGAATTGAAGTTGGTGAGTGGAGAGATAAGTTAGTTAATAAAAATCCTGGTTGGGGTGAAGTTCTGAAGAAATCTGAAAAAGCAGGTGGTATCTCTGGACGGTTAGCCAGTAAAGGTTCTTATGAATCTTCAACACAATCTGCTATAACTGAGGACTTATGACACGTAAAAAGAGGAATGATTCTCCTATCGGTGTAGGTAAAACTACTAAGCAGATGAAAAGAAAGAAACCAATTAATACTGATTTCCTTAGAGATATAGAACCTCTTACTGACAATCAGGTAAGACTATTTGAATCATTTAAAAATGAGAAACATTTAGTTGCATATGGTTGTGCTGGTACTGGTAAAACTTTTATCACTCTTTTCAATGCATTGAGAGATGTATTAGATCCTAGTACTCCATATGATAAAATCTATATTGTAAGGTCACTTGTATCTACAAGGGAGATTGGATTCTTACCAGGTGATCATGAGGATAAGTCTGACATTTATCAGATACCATATAAGAATATGGTAAAGTACATGTTTGAGATGCCAACTGAAGCAGATTTTGAGATGCTTTATGGTAACTTGAAAGCTCAGGGAACTATTAGTTTCTGGAGTACATCCTTTATAAGAGGAACCACATTTGACAATGCTATCATTATTGTGGATGAGTTCCAGAACCTCAACTTCCATGAACTTGATTCTATCATCACTCGTGTAGGACAGAATACAAAGATTATGTTCTGTGGTGATGCAGTTCAGAGTGATCTAGTTAAAACTAATGAACGCAATGGTATTCATGACTTCATGAGGATATTGCAAATTATGCCATCCTTTGATATAATAGAGTTTGGAGTAGATGATATCGTCAGATCAGGATTCTGTAGAGAGTACATCTTATCAAAAATGCAATTAAATTTATGACCTTTGATCATGTTGATTTGAATCTTTCTCCTCTGGAGAGAGAAACTATAGATGGTGTTCGTTACTATAAAGTTCCTGATTCTGATGAGTTTAAGAAGTTAGTTTCTATTACTTCTGTTACAAGTCATTTTAATAAGGGTATCTTTTCTAAGTGGAGAAAGAAGGTAGGAGATGCAGAAGCAGATAAAATAACAAGACAATCTACTGCAAGAGGAACAGATTTTCATACTCTTACTGAGTATTATTTGAAGAATGAAGGTTATGATGGTAAGTCACTACCTATTTCTGAGCATCTGTTTGGTATTGCTAAGCCTACACTGGCACGTATAAATAATATTCACTCTCTAGAAGGTCCACTTTACAGTTTGTTTTTAGGAATTGCTGGAACAGTGGATTGCATAGCAGAGTTTGATGGAGAACTTGCAATAATAGATTTTAAGACATCGAAGAAAGAGAAACCAAGAGCATGGGTGGATCATTACTTCGTTCAGTGCATGGCATATGGATGTATGTTGCATGAACTAACAGGTATATCCGTTAAGAAATTAGTTCTTATTATGGCATGTGAAGATGGAGATTGTGTTGTATATGAGGAAAGGGATAAGGCAAAATATATTAAACTATTATCAAAGTATATCAAGAAGTTTGTAGATGACAAACTATCTGAGATTGCTTGACCTTCTGATGTTTATCAGTTACAATATTATAAAGAACTTGAGGAAAGATGTTGTCCCTTACTTTACAAGAACCAATGGAAAATGAATTAGAAAAGGTACTAGAAAGTAAGTTCTATAGTTCTGCTAGATTTGCTCAATCTATTGAAGAACTCGTAAGGGATAATGAATACATGAGTTATATTGATGCTATCATTTATTTTTGTGACCAGAACAGTATAGATCTTGAGTCCGTACCTAAACTAATACCTAAGCCGTTGAAGGAGAAGATAAAGTGTGAAGCAACTGACCTAAACTTTTTAAAGCGCACCAGCCGTGCGAAATTGATCTTTTAATTCAAAAAAAGTCGAAAAATTATCCTGGCTATTTTTTGCCCTATTACTTTTTTCATGATGCCATTTGACTGCTATAAGACTTATATTGCTATGAAGCAGCACTTTACCAAAGACTCATATGACTACATGCGCTTTGGTAATCGACTTCCTCGTGTATCACTAAATTCCTTCTATCAGAGAAAAGATAGATTCTTCTTTGAGAAGATGTCTAGGGAATTTGCCGATAAAGACATAGAAAAGTTTTTTATTGCTAATTTCACTTCTAGCACAGATCCCGAAAAAGTGTTTATATCGGATATTGTCAAAACTGGTCGAAATACGTATATTGAGTGGCAAAAGAGAAATCAGTCACTTTCTTATAATTTTAAAGAAGACGTAAATAAGTTATTTGATGGAAAAAACGTAAATGACGTATTTGACTGTTCTAAAGGACATCCACCAATATTAAGGAATTATCTCGGTGGGCATATTTCTTTAGAAACGTTAGTTATATGTAATAAGATACTTAGATATGCTAAAGACTTTGATAAAAAGTTAGATCCATATGTGTGGTCAACCGTCAGTATGAAGATAAAGAAGTATGAACCATTCATAAATATAGATGTATTCCATTACAAAAAAATCCTAAAACAAATTGCGTTATGAGCTTCTTCGATTCAGAAATGGTACGTGCTGAAATGGTGGAGATTAATGAACTTCAAGAAGAAGTTTATTCTAACGTCTTCAAGTTTCCTAGTATGAACCCTAAAGAACAATTGCGTCATATTGATCTGCTAGAAAAGTTGATCGATAAGCAAAAAATACTTTATTTTCGTTTGAGTTTGACTGATGATCCAGATGCTAAAAAAATGCAAGAACGTATTAGGGAATCTGCTGAATTGATGGGTATTCCCAAAACTGTTGGTATAAACGCTCTTTTTGATCAAATGCAAACTAGCATTTCCATTATGAAAAAACATATTGACAAGAACGAATTTCCAGTGTAAGATTATTAAGTACAAACAAGCCAAATCTAAACAAATCCGAGGTAATACGAATGTCTTTCGCATCTCTAAAAAAACAATCTAAACTAGGGTCATATACCCAAAAACTCATCAAAGAAGTAGAAAAAATGAATACTTCTGGTGGTGGGGGAGCAGATGAACGATTCTGGAAACCAGAAATGGATAAAACTGGAGTCGGATCTGCTGTTATAAGGTTTCTTCCTGCACCTGACAGTGAGGAGTTTCCGTGGGTAAAAATGTATTCACATGCATTCAAAGGTCTAGGTGGTTGGTACATTGAGAACTCTTTGACCACAAATGGTGGCAAAGATCCTGTTTCAGAATATAATCGTGAATTATGGAACAGTGGCAACGAAAAAGATAAGGATACTGTTCGTAAGCAAAAGCGTAAGCTTTCTTATTTCAGTAATATCTACGTTGTTCGGGATCCTGCGAATCCTGCTAATGAAGGTAAAGTCTTCTTATACAAATTCGGTAAAAAGATCTTTGATAAGGTCTTAAATGCTATGCAACCTGAATTTGAAGATGAGACACCTATCAATCCATTTGATTTTTGGGAGGGAGCAAACTTCCGTCTTAAAATCAAGAAAGTGGATGGTTATTGGAATTATGACAAGTCTGAATTTGATTCACCATCACCTCTTCTAGAGGATGATGATGCATTAGAAGCACTCTGGAAGAAGCAACATTCTCTTGCTGCTCTAGTTGCTGCTGATCAATTCAAGTCTTATGAAGATCTTGAAAAGAGACTTAAAGCTGTGTTAAACACTAATGTCTCATCACGACCTGTTGATGAGGAAGTTTCTAATGAGGATGATAGTCGAGGTTCATTTAAACCAGACTTTAATGCTCGTAAAGAACCAGTAGCAGTTGCTCCTACTTCTTCAAATGAAGAAGAGGATGATGCACTAAGTTATTTTCAAAGACTTGCTCAAGAGTAATTACTCGTAAAGTCTAATATTTTCTCCATACTTCAAGGTTTCACTCACATACTGAGTGGAACCTTTTTTATATTCCATAATTTCATCTAGATCATTAAATATGACGTTTAGATATTGTGGTTTGAGTGTAAATATATTTCTTTTAGCATCTTCTATGTCAGATTCATATTCGTAGTTTGTAACTGATTTCAAGATATGAGATGATGGAATAGTTTGATAACTCCCTAAACCTGCATCATAATATTCATAATAATAGGCATTTCCTACTGCAATATTATCATCTACAGTAAATAAAACTTCCTCTGTTCCATTTAGTGTTGGTGATACTATTGAAGGAGTGGATGGTAGTTGATATGTAAATGATACACCAAATCCATCGTTACTAGCTACGGTTTTAATAGCATATCTACCGTTAAAAGAGTTATCTGATACATTTGCAATTTGTACTTCATCACCAACTTTAAGTCCTTTAATACCATTATTCATGGTAACAGTAACAGTTGATGATGGACTACCCACAACACCAGCAAATATTTGATTGATTGTAGTCTTATTGACTTGAATAAAGTTTCCGTTAGTTCTCCAAGTACTTGATATTTGTAATCCTTTTTCTAGGACTACGGTTCCTTTGCTATTTTTTACTTCAATTGTTTCATAATGATGAATTCCACTAAACAAGTTTTCTGTTGTTTTATACTTATCCATAAGTATATTATTAAATGCAGTTTGTGGTAGAGGCCACTCATCTTGAACATTTAATATATTGTTGGATAGTAGAACAATCCAATCAAGAGTAGGATCTTCATATATTTCATTTGCTACATTATCTGGTCTATCATCTCCAATAATTTTGTACTTTGTGAAAAAGTTTAAATTACCAAAGATGTCTTCTCTAAGCTTTCCTCTTTTAAATAGATTCTTTATTATCAAATAGTTGGAAATTTCTTTCTCATTCTTATTGCGGTTGACATATCCAAAATCTGGAACTTGTCTAAAATACGGTCTTGCCATTACTCATATACCTCCCATGCTTCATCGTTGTAGGAACCTGGAGTGTCTCCATAATCATCATAATATATTGGATCTAGTTCGGAAAATGTAAGTCTTAATTGGTATTGAGTCATTGAACCGTTATCATAGGTCATGTATTGTCCACCACCATAATCAACATCAACTCCAGTCAAAGCACATTGTTTTATTTTATTTAAAAATGGATGTTCCTGACCACCGTTAAACGTATACTTCAATTTCCATACATTTGGTGTTTTCAGGAATATACCTTGTTTTTGTAATTTTGGTCTCATCTGTTTCTTGAAGAACCATATTATATTTTTAACCATAGTTGCTTCTTCTGCACTTCTTGGAGTGAAATTGTATGCATAGGCAAAACTTCTTAATTGTGGTGCTTTGAAAAGAAGTTCTAGATTATTATTAAGTGCTACTCCTGATGATCTGCTAAGAAGATCTTGTCCAACACCCACTGCTTGACCTGCAAAATATGAAACCAATTCATCATTGGTTACTCCATCAACAACTTGTTCACCACCTTTTTCTATTCCTTTTATGAGGTCTTGTAGACCTGAAACATCAAGATTGCCAACAGATCTTATTGTCTGTCCAGCAATTTTTGCTCCTGCGATTTGCAGTGCATTTAAATTACTATTACCCCATTCTACACTATTACTTTCACTTAAACCTCCTGTCATTGGAAGTTGAATTATACCCATTATATTAGCACCTGCACTTCTAGATGTAGCTCTGCTTGCTTGAGTTACGTTAAATTTATTGATTTTTTCTTTCTTTGTATTTTGAAGTTTATTGGTAAGATCTGCATTATATTCACTAACTGAAGTAAGTGATGAATCTGCTTTATATTCTTGGCATACAACTTGTAAGTAATCGTATAGACCTGATTCTGCTAGTGGATAGTATGCAAAAAAGTATCTTCCTCTTGATGATGAGCTATTGGGCTTTGATACACCATCTTCTTCTCCCTGACTTGTTGCTAAGAAATTATTGTCTTGACTGGTTCCTTCATTAGATGATTTTGTTCCAAGAGCTTGATGAAGTATAGATTTTGATGTGCTGTCATTGATTATTTTTGAAAAGTCTCCATCAATAGCACCAAGATTACTCATGTAATTCTGTCCTTTCAAATTAGCATCGTTAATATGAGACCAACTGATTGTGTTTTCTGTTTGATTGTAATAATTTTTAGATTTTGCATTATCTAGTTGTTCTGCTGTAAAAGGTACAGTATTTGTCTGAATCAAATCAGCAGTATTTCCATCAGCCGCAAGATCGACTGTGAATGATTTATTGTCTAAAAGAAAAGACGACATGATACTGTTCTAGTTTAGTTATTTAGTACGATATTTGGCGTAGGATAATGACCTTAAGTATTCAATTTCGTCATTGTTGACGACATGTAATGCTCCTACTACTTCTTGCCAGGTGTAATTTCTCATTGTTCCCCAATGAAAGTTTAAACCTTTGAATCCCCATGCAAGAACTTCCATGCAAGCAATTAATGGATGTTCATCATATGTAATATCAGGACTCTTTGCTATGTATAAAAAAGTATAATATTTTCCTGGTTCAGGAACCCACTCAGTTTCCGTGAATACTTCCAATATACTCATCATAATACTATCTGCATCTTCAGAACCATCAAGTTTTTCTTGAAGTTCTTCTGTACGATCTACCATTATTTGATACCTAGTTCGTTTTCAGTAATAATCTTGAATTCAATTTTTCTATCATGACACCATTCAGATGCAGCTTTCCACTTTGCTTTATTTACTTCAAATGTCTTACACTCATAAAGAAATGATTTAGTCATTCTCTTCTTCTGTTTTGGAGGTAGAGTTTGTTTTCTAGGTTTTACTTCAATCACATAAGTTTTAATTTTCCCAGTATTTTCTTTCACATTGATGATAAAGTCTGGAAAATATCTTCTCATTTTACGTTCAGTTGGATCAAAATAGGGGATACAAAATTCTTCACTTCCCCAAGCAACAATGTTCTCATTCAAATCACACCAAGAACAAAACTTGCGTTCCCAACTACTTCGACATATAATATTATTATAGTCACCCTTATATTTGTTGGGGTTTTTTGGCCTGTATCTGCTTTTGATACTTTGTGCCATCTTGTATACATAATATATAACGTAAAAGTATTTATAGATGGCAGCCCAAGCTCCCCAAAATCTAACGACAGATTTTGTAAAATCTAGATTATTAAATGTTGCCCAAACCTCATTTTATGCTCTTACACTGCCCATACCATCGGCAATTCAAGGGTTGATGAGATCTCGTGGTCTAAAGATAGCAGGAACTGCTAATGATTTGTCTCAGGTTGAATTATTATGTACAGAAGCTTCTTTACCAGGATCTACAATAGCAACTCATGATGTTACTAATGATTATGCTGGTGTTACTGAGAAGATGGCATATCGTAGAATTTATGATCAAGGTTTAAATTTAACATTTTATGTAGATAGAGATTATCATGCAATAGAAATATTTGAAACATGGGTAGATTATATAACTGGTGGTGAAGATAGGGGTTTATCCAAAAGTAGACATAGAAATTTTAGAATGAGATATCCTGATAGTTATAAACAGGAGATATACATTACAAAATTTGAAAAGGATCAGCATTCATCTTTGAGTGATAGAAGAAAAAATGTTATGAACTATAGTTTTATTGGTGCTTTCCCACAAACAATCACATCAATGCCAGTCTCTTATAATCAACCTGATATATTGAGATGTAATGTTTCGTTCAGTTATATTCGTTATGTTGCTGAAAGATCACTAAGAGGGGCAAGAGGAGCAAGAAGTAATACAATGAGAACAATTCCAAATATTAGTTCAATTAATAATTCTAATATTCCAGTTAATAGTTCTACGACTGCTCAGATTGCAAAAGATAACGAACAATATGGAAATACTTTCCCAGCTGGTTCTTTTAGTATTAGTCCAACTCAAAATAAAAATGCCAATAAAGTATTACAAGATGACTTCCTACCTTATATCAAATAAACCTACTAAATAAACTTACTGAATTGAAAATATCATGCCATTGCCAACCATTGTAACTCCAACATATGAGCTTGAGTTGCCATCTACAGAAAAGAAGGTAAAGTATAGACCTTTTCTAGTTAAGGAAGAAAAACTATTAGTATTATCTCTTGAGACTGAAGATACAAAACAAATCACAAATGCCATCAGAACAGTTTTGAAGAGTTGTGTTCAAACAAGAGGAGTGAAGATAGATTCTCTTCCTACTTTTGACATTGAGTACCTATTCTTAAACATCAGGGGCAAATCTGTTGGTGAAGTTATTGAGGTTAACTTATTAGCACCTGATGATGGAGAAACATCAGTTCCTGTTGAGATTAATGTTGAGGATATTAAAGTTCAAAAGAGTGAAGATCATACTAATAAGATTCAACTTGATGAAAAATTAGTTATGGAGATGAAGTATCCATCTCTTGATGAATTTGTTAAAAATAATTTTGACTTTGATGAAAATGTCGGTATTGATAAGTCCTTTGAATTGATTTGTTCTTGTATTGGAAAAATATACAATGAGGAAGAAGTTTGGTCTTCATCTGATGTGACAAAGAAGGAACTGATATCTTTCTTAGAATCAATGAATAGTGCTCAATTTAAAAAGATTGAGAAGTTCTTTGAAACGATGCCTAAGTTATCTCATAGTGTTACCTTTACCAATCCAAATACAGAAAAAGAGAACACAGTGGTTCTAGAAGGGTTAGCGTCTTTTTTCGATTAGGAATGATCCATATGGATCTTGAAAATTATTATAAGATAAACTTTGCCCTCTTACAGTACCATAAATATAGTTTAACGGAGATTGAAAATCTTATTCCTTGGGAAAGAGATATTTACATTTCCATGTTACAACAACATCTTGAGGATGAGAAGCTAAAACAACAACAAAATGGTTAAACCCTCAAATCAAGTAAAAAGATTGGCAGCAGAGAAGATCTTATCTGATCTGAGGGATGAAGGAGCTAAAGAGAAGGCAACTATATTAAAAGGATCTCAAATAAAGAGTAATTCGTTTTTTGCTACACCAAGTTCTTTAAAACCAGATACTCCAGAAAAGGATAGTGGTTCAACTGAATTCATTGCTGATGGATTTTCTACAATTCTTACAACATTAAGTGGGATTGCTAAGTCTTTAAATAAGAGTTCTAAATTAGATAAGAAGGAAAATGAAATTGATAGAAGAAAGGATAATAAATTTAGAAAAAGAGCTAGAGAAGCAGAATTAGAGCAAAAAAAGGAGAATAAAGAAAAATCGGGAATAGGTAAGAAAATAGCAGGTGTAGGAAAGGGTTTATTTGGCAGCCTTAGTGGATTTTTTGGTAAGATTCTTATGGGATCTTCTTTGTTAGCACTACTTAATTATCTTAAAACTGGTAAAGGAAAATTCTTAGCTGCTGGTGCTAGTATATTTGCAGCTTCTATTGTAGCACCATTAATCCCATCAATTATAGGTAGTATATTAGCTGTTGGTGGTGGTGCTTTTGCTAAATCCAAAATTGTATCAGCACTAGCAAAACCTGCTGGTAAAAGAGGATTGTTTGGTAGAGCAATCCAAGGAATGCAACGTGGATTTAAAGTTACTGGTGGAAAGAATGGTTCTAGAAAGAGTGTTAAAGGATTTAGGGGTTTATTTTTAAGAGGGAAAGATAAAACAGGAAATCTTTTAAAATCACTTAGAAGAGGTGTTCGTAAACCTGGTGATTTATTTCAAACTTTAAGGCAAAAAGAATTAAGAACACAAAGAGGAACTAAAATTACTGGTGATATTTTAGATGATATTAACCGTCCCAATATGAGGACGGCAGGAACCAATGTAAAGAAAATAAAAAGATTATCTAGATTTGATATACTTCCACCTAAAGGTGAGATTATTGGTGGTCGTAGAGGTAAATCAACTGTTGAAGCTTTAAAGAAAAGTGGTATTGGTAAAGGAAGAATATTTGGTAATTTTGCAAGGGGGATTTCAAATAGACTTCCAGGAACAAATATAAAAGGATTGTTACCATCTGGGCCTCCTAGACTTCCAGGATCAGGTCAATTAGAACTAATACTAGGAGCTCCTAGAAAGATAGTAAAGAAATTTTCATCACCACAGGGGAGGTTGACAGGAACAAAGATAAGGGGATTATTGCCACCTGTAAAAAAAGTTGGATTTTTAAAAGGAATAGCAAGTAAAGCAAAAAGTATATTTAAGATTGGTGGTAAAGGAGGAGCTAAATCTTTGTTTAAAAAGATTCCTATCGTTGGTCTTGGTTTGGGTACAATGTTTGCAGTACAAAGATTGATGGCGGGTGATAGAACAGGAGCAGGAATGGAATTATTATCTGGTATTGCTGGTAGTATACCTGGTCTTGGAACTGCTGCATCATTGTCTATAGATGCTGCCTTGATGGCCAAGGATATGGGTGCTTTTGATAAAAAAGATGATACAGTAACAAAAACAACAAATGCAAGAAAGAAAAATTTTGAAAAACTTGCGAAAACAAGATACTCATCAACAAAAGTTACCATAGTCCCAATTTCTGATGATAGTACATCTCCTGCAGCTTCATCGGAAGGTTCACAAACAGAGATTCCTAGTTCTAGTTCTACCTCTGGTGTTGAGTCAAATTACACTTCTAGTGTGTATGGATTGTTAGGAGGGTTTGGTTAAATGGCAGCGGGATTATTAGCAGGTTTTGCAAAAGCTTTTAGTTCAGTAAGTCTAAAGACTGCTGGACGGCAAGCTCTAAGAAAGGTTTCAAAAGGAGCTACAAGACAAGCAGTGACAAACACTGCTAGAAAAGTTGTGGGTCGTAGAAAAAAAGATAAAGATAAAAGACGTAAAGGAAGAGATCTTGCTCAAAAATTATTTAAGCAAGGTAACAAATCTTTTCTAGATAAGAAACCTGTCTCAGGAGGAGGCAGAAAAATGTTTTTGAAGACCAATTTAATATCTGCATCTTCATTATCAAAGGCAGATGAAGTAGCAGCATCAAAAGAAAATAGTTTATCTTATTTTAAGAAAGCTTTAGATGCTATCAATTTAGTTGCTGTAGGAATATTATCGACAATTCAATCCCAGAATATAAAAAAAGCAGCAAGAAACAGAAGAGGTAGAACTCCAGATAGATTTTTACCAACTACTAAAGTAGGAAAATCTGAGAAGAAAGAAAAACTTAAATTTCTGGGAAATGTACCTGGTCTTAATACCATTATAAATTTCTTTAAAAATATATTCTTGGGTGGGTTTATTCTATTCATAGTTAAATTTTTAAATGCTGCAGTCGGATTGATTAAAAAAGTAATTGATTCACTTCAAGGTGTTGCGAAAACTTTTTTAGCATTTATGAAATTTTTGGCTAAACCTGCAGAAGTCCTAAAATCTATAACAGATTTATTTAAGAATATTGGTAAGAAGAGAGATTATACTCCACCTATGGACAGAGGTGGACAGGGTGGTCTACCAGAGGATATTCCTGAAGTTGAACAGTTTGCAGAAGGTGGTGAACCTCCAGTAGGAGAACCAGTTCTTGTGGGTGAAGAAGGTCCAGAGTTGGTTCAGTTTGGAAGTAAAGTAAACATCTTCAATACAAGAGAGACAATTGAAGCAGCAGAGACTATAAACAATATGATGAGAAATAATTTTGAAATTATCAATATAATCAAAGATGATCTTCAACTTAATTTGAGGGGTATCAATACAGAGATAAGAGATGCTATTGATAGTGGTGAATTGCCAGGTCTTGGTGGTGGAACTAATGCAATTACAGATAAATCACAAAGTGAATCTCTAGAAAAAAGAATAACAGATGTTGGTAAAGAAGTTACTAGTCCTTTTAGGGAAGAATCAGAAGAAAATCCTAGAGAAAGCTTTGTTGGTGTAATCGACAGTTTCAAAAAAATGACTGACGAAACTACTGGAAGTGTTAAGAAAGGAATGAAGAATTTATCCGATCCTACTTTCTTTATTAAGAAACTTCCTATAAAGCAAATAATTGATGGGATTTCAGAATCTGCTGAACAAATAGAAGAAATTAGAATTCCTGTTCCTCAAATTAATAATGACACTGGTTCTATTAGTATTGATAAAAATAAAACTAGACCAATCATTGTTTCTGAACAAATAGATAGTATGGCGGATCTTTTAAGACAGGCTTTATACCAAGAATAATGTTAAATAATCAAAACACCAGAGCTGGAAACATACGTCAGTTTGAGATATTTTCTTCTTTGAATGAAGGTGAATCGATAGATCTTCGTGCTGGTATTACTGACCTGTCTTATTATGAGGATATATTAAAGAATACTGTAACATTAACCATTCAGGTTGCAGAAGCTGGACTTGGTGGTAACAGAGGAATAGTTGATCATTTGCCAATAAGAGGAGGAGAGAAAGCACATATTGTTTTTGTTGATGCAGATGGGGGTGAAAGGAAATTTGTAGGTGATAGTGGACTATATGTGAATAGAGTTCGTAATCTTACAAAAGGAACTCAGGTTGACACTTATAATATTGATTTCTGCTCAAGAGAATTTCTAGCTAATGAGCAATGTAGGGTAGTTAAAAGATATGATGGTAAGATATCAGAGAATGTTAAGAAAATTCTTACCGAGACTCTATCAGGAGATACTGGACTTATGGTTCCTGCATCTAAGATAAATGATGATAACTTTGATGAGACTTTAATTGATTATAATTTTATAGGTAATGAGAAGAAACCTTTATATACATGTACTTGGTTAGCATCTAAATCAGTTCCAGTGGGTTCTGATTCTGCTGGATTCCTTTTCTATGAAACACATGATGGATTTAACTTTAGATCCATCGATAAAATGTTTGAGGGAGAATATAAGAAGAACTTTATTTTTAATAATACTGCAAAAAAACCAGAAGAGTATTCTGGGAAGATTCTGAGATATAAAATTAATAGGGACATCGATCTGCATAACAACCTATTAATAGGTGCATATTCTAACAGAACAATATTCTTTGATTACTATGGAATGAATTATGAGGTTAGGAATTTCACACCTGAAGATCAAGAAGGTATTGAGACTGGTGGTAAATTCCCTATTAATACTGTTTCTGATGAATTTAGGTTGCCAGTTTCGAGATTAATGAGTAGAATATTAGACATAGGAACATTGCCACCAGGTAAGAGTAGTAAGAAAGAGTTGGAGAACTGGAAAAACAATCCAGATCAACCTACATTTGATGCTGCTAAAACCCTAGTACAGTCCTTGATGAGGTACAATCAACTATTCACCATACAAGTAAAACTTACTCTAGGTGGATGCTTTGACCTTAAAGCAGGTGATTTGATTCATTGTGATTTCCCAGAATTAGACAATTCTGGCTATAATACGATCACTGGTGGCATATATATGATATCCAGCTTAGCGCATGAGATAACACCACAAACTTGTTATACTCATGTTACTGTAGTTCGGGATAGTTATGGTAGAAAATCTTTTTAAGGAGATCTTATGACAACTAAAATTCCAAATCACGACTTGGATCACGAGGTCTATATTGACCCCAAAGATGGTAAAGAGCATACTAATCATGGTATGCACGAATATAGCAAAGAAGATTTAGAGATGCATAATGATGCATTTCATGCCCATGATGAATCAGAAGTGAATAAGAATGATGGTAAGATTAATGATTGGCACACAAGACACGAAGATTCTCATCTAGAGGTCTACTGTGATAATCACCCTGATGCAGAGGAATGTAAAGTTTATGACGACTAATGATTGACCAAGATCTAGTAAAGAAAAATTTATTCGGAAGAGATGGATTTACTTGGTGGGTCGGTCAGATTCCTGACAGTAAAGTCTGGAAGATGAATACGCCTGGAACTAAGGTGAAGAGTAATAAAGATATTGAAGGTTTTGATTATAGGTATAAGGTGCGGATTATGGGATACCATACCGCAAATGTGGAGGATTTAAAGGATGAGCAACTACCTTGGGCTGGAGTGATGTATCCCATTACTGCAGGAGTATCTGGGGGTGCAATAGACACTCCTCAGATCATGCAAGGTAACTTTGTGTATGGATTCTTCTTGGATGGTTCTGACGCACAAGTACCTGTTATTATGGGTATCATTGGATATAATCAATACACTAAAGTATTGAAGAATATCCCACCCACTCCTTTCCAACCTTTTAGTGGATATGAAGCAAGTTCTAATAAGAACTCTGAGTTTGTTGGCACTGATCAAGTTGGTGGTAAAAAGGAAGTTAAAGATGATACTGTTGCTAAAGGTGGAGATGGAACTGATGTTAATAAGGAAGGTATTATAGGAGACTCTACTTCTGCATCAGAGCAGATTAAAAGTGGGGCAGATGTAGAACAGGAAAGAAATAGATCTAGACCAAAACCTTTACCGACAACATCTAGATGTGATGCTGCTCCTACGTCAGCAATACAGACAAAGATGAAGAATATGCTGAAGGAAACTCAGCTTCTTAAGAAAAGTCTGACAGACTGGGAAACAAGAGTATCACTTAAAATTGATAATGTTGAAGATGAGATTAAGAAGGTAACTGATAAAGCTATTAAGGATATTACTGGTGATGTTAAAAGAATAATGGATGGCATTCAGAGGAATGTTAAAAAGAAAGTAAATGATGCATTGAAACAAACATATCATCTATCTCTTCCTTCAGTACGAGGTAAAATAGCAAAGGAGATAGCAAAGGCAAACAGTTCTATGGGTTGCTTGTTCAAGAACCTTGCTGGTAATTTGTTTAATATGGTTGGTGGATTTATGAAAGATATTTTGGACAGGTTTATCAATGCTCCTCTTTGTGCTGTTGAAAATTTTGTGGGTGGACTACTAGGCAATATCACAGGAATACTTGATATGAGTATTGATGGTATTCTTGGACCTATTAAAGGTTTAATATCTGGTCTTGGTGGAGCAATTGATATAGGTGGAGATTTGATGGGATTTGCTACCGATGCATTAAGCATCCTTGATTGTAAACCAGATCCTAAATGCTCAGATGTTAAAGAGTGGAGTGCAGGTGCTGGTCCTGTTTCGATTGCAACTCTTGATGTAAATTCTATAATTAATAAAGCAAAGGGAGTTTCTTCACTCTTAAAGAGTTCTATTAGTCAGTTAACTGGTATTGGTGATCAAATAAGTGGTGCAGTTGATGGATTAAAAAATATTGCTAATAACCCACTAAGTAATTGTAATGTTGGTCCTTTATTCTGTGGACCTCCTACAATTTCCTTCAATGGTGGTGGTGGAAGTGGTGCTGCAGGTAATGCAATTATAAGTGCTGGTTCTGCAATTTTAGGAATAGACGTTATATTACCTGGCACTGGATATGTAACACCACCAAAAATTGTTTTTAATGATAATTGTGGTAAAGGTAAAGGTGCTTCTGGTAAAGCGGTGATTAATGATAAAGGTGAAGTTGTTAAAGTAATCATGGAAGAGACTGGAACTGGATATCTACCTGTTCCTGATGGAAGTCAAGGTGGTGATGGAGCTACCTATGCTAATCCTGATGAGACTATTATCAAAAATGCAGATGGTACATATCATGATGCTCCATATAAACCAGGAGTTGTTGTAGAAGTTTGTCCTGGTGATGAGGTAACAAAACCTGGTGGAATCAAGGAGATTATTAAAGGAACTCAGTGTGTTACTATTACTACTGAACCTCAAGGTGATCAGATAGTTCCTAGTGGTGAAGATCCTACACTTGATGATGGATCATATCCAGTTATTCTAAAGATAGATGAGATTGCTATATCTAATCCTGGTATTGGATATAGTTCTGATGATAAAGTTATAATAGAACCTTCTAATGGATGTGAGTTTAAACTAAAAGTTGATGAGTTGGGTTCTGTGACTGGAGTTGATGTTATTAAAGGATGTAGTGGATTCTTAGAAGAACCAGAGATTTACATTCAGAGTGATTTGGGTTATAATGCTAGATTATTACCTGTCTTTAATGTAGTTAAGGAAGGTATTGATGCTGGAATCATCACTGATCCAACTGGTACACCTGTCATTCAGGTTGTTGATTGTGTAGGTAAAGTTTCACATTTAGGTAGATCATAATGGCAACAAGACTTGTATACAATGCTAAGAATCTTGGCAATAGGCATGGTCGAATAAAATTCGGACATGTTCAGGATAATAATGAAATAGCAGCAGTACAATTATTGAACGGTAAAGATGCTGGTCGTCATTATATGACCATGCATCAAACTGGTGATAAGGATAGTGGTCAAAGAGGTGCAACCGAGAATGTATGTCCAGGATCATTTACTGTTGATTGTGGTAAAGATATTGTTGCTACTCCAACAGGAGAAGAACAAGGTAATCAAGCTTTTGCTGTTCGTTGCGAGAATGGTGACGTTCTTATACAAGCAAAAGATGGTGCAATTAAACTTGAAGCAGAGACTATTGAATTAGTTGCTAAGAGTGGTGATGGTCAGAAAGGTAAGATAACATTGGATGCGAGTGAAACAATTGAACTTAGAGCACCTGATATTATTGTAGATGCTTCTGATTATGCTAAGATCTTTACTGATGGTACTTTGGAGTTACTAGGTCAAAGTATCTTGAATATATACGGTGGAATGCTTCATTGTGCAGATGGAGCTACTTCTGTACTGGGATCTAAAGGTGATCCCGATTTAGAACAACGAGCAAGGGATGGATTTATCTAATGGATGTACCTGATTTAGAAGTAAGAAAACAACTTTTTGTTGGTGATGGAGAAACCAAAGCTTTAGGTGAAG